TTATAGAAGCATTTAGAGGTGTAGGTAAATCTTGGATTACTTCAGCATTTGTATGTCACCAATTATTACTTAATCCACAACGTAATATACTTGTAGTATCTGCATCTAAAAGCAGGGCTGATGATTTCAGTACATTTACACAAAGATTAATAGGTGAAATGCCAATATTACAACATTTACAACCTAGAGACAATCAAAGACACTCTAAAGTTAGTTTTGATGTAGCACCTGCGTTAGCATCTCATGCACCCTCAGTTAAATCTATGGGTATTACAGGACAGCTAACAGGTTCACGTGCAGATTTAATTATTGCTGATGACGTAGAGAGTGCTAATAACTCTCAGACACAGTTAATGAGAGACAGATTAGGTGAAACAGTAAAAGAATTTGATGCAATTATCAAACCTGAGGTAGGAAGAATTATATTTCTAGGTACACCACAAACAGAGATGTCATTATACAATGACTTAGAAGAACGTGGTTTTAAAACTAAGATATGGACAGCGTTATACCCTAGTAAACAGCAATTGATAAGCTATGGGCATAAGATAGCTCCTATGATTGCTGACATAACAGATAACGAAGGTAAACCAACAGACCCTAAAAGATTTGACGAAGTAGACTTATTAGAACGTATGTCATCTTATGGTCGTTCTGGTTTTAATTTACAATTTATGTTAGACACAACAATGTCTGACGCAAATAGATACCCTTTAAAATTAAACGATTTAATTGTACTCTCAGGTTGTTCAACTTGGAAGGAAGCGCCGGCTAAATTAGAGTGGGCTTCTGGTTCACAACAGATAAAAGACATAGACCCTGAGATACCAAACGTAGGTTTAAAAGGTGACTACTATGTAGCACCCATGCACACAAGCCCTGAGTTTACTCCTTTTGAGGGGTCTGTAATGTCAATTGACCCTTCTGGTCGTGGGGAAGACAAAACAGCGTATGCGGTGCTTAAAATGCTACATGGAGTGCTTTATTTGACTGCTATAGGTTCATTAGATGGTGGTTATAGTGAAGATACTCTTGCTAGATTGTCACAAATTGCTAGACAACAGGATGTAAACTATGTTGTTATTGAGAGTAACTTTGGTGATGGTATGGCTACACAGCTATTAAAGCCTATTATGGCTAAGATACACCCGTGTGAAATAGAAGAAGTAAGACATAATATACAAAAAGAGAAGCGTATTATAGATACTTTAGAGCCAATTATGAATAACCACAAGTTAGTTATTGATGATTTACTTATTAAAGAAGACTTTAAACTAGAACCTGACCATCAGTTGTTTAGACAGATGACTAGGATAACAAGAGATAAAGGAGCTTTACGACATGATGACCAAATTGATGCGTTATCTATTGCTGCTAATTATTGGGTACAGCGTATGGATAGAGACCAAACCTTATCTTATAACCAACATAAAGAAGATTTACTCGACCAAGAACTTGAACGATTTATGGAGACAGCCATTGGTAAAGAACCAGAAGAGGACAGATTTATATAATATGGATGACAAAACATTAGAAGTTACTGCTAATCGTATTAAAAAACACGAAGGTAAAGAATATAGACCTTATCAATTAGAATACAAAGGTAACATGAATAAGACAGTAAAAGAAGACTTTTATACAGTTGGTTATGGACATGTTATTACAGGCGAAGTTAAAGATATGTATAGTGAAGAAGAAATAGAAACGTTTTTTCAACAAGATTTTAAGAAAGCTCAAGACGGTGCTTTAAGATTACTTGATGGTGCTGCCGTAAAACCTGAAGCTTATGGTATTCTAACAGAAATGGTATACCAAATGGGTGAAAAAGGTGTAGGTGGTTTTAAGAAAACATTAGATTTTTTAAAAGCAGGAGAATATAAAAAGGCTTCTGAAGAGATGCTGAAGGGTGCGTCAGAAGGTACTGTGAGTAATTGGGCACTACAGACACCTGATAGAGCCTATGAAGCTTCTAATATTATACTTAGCTTACAAGACAAGTAGTAGTATATACAGGTAGTAGTATATACCTGTTTTATCTTTTATTATATATCTTATACGGGAACCTTAATATTTGGTAAAAAATTATGAAGGGGTATATCGTACATAGAAAAGCCGAGTTTCCCCGTGTATATCTAAGGACAACAGCGGCGGATGACCCATAGCAACACACAAAGAGCCGTCTAATTGTATATATAAGGGTATTCTTTGGGTAGACTGTGCGGCTACCGGCGGTTTTTTGTTTAAGGCGTGCCTTTGTGCTAGTCTGTTTTTTTAGTTCACACATAGCATACCATTTAAACGCACACACAGCCACGCACAGCACACACAAAGCATACACACGGCACACACACCGCACACGCTCAATACTATTAAGGTTCCCATATTAGATAAAACAAAAAAAAGAAAACACTGTGTATACTATGTGTATAATATATAAGAGTAATAAGGATGTATGTATACACTGGGTATACTCAGGGTATTACTCAGGTGTCTTAGGTGTACTCAGTGTATATACTCTTTATAACTATTCTAATATAGATATAGAATAGAGGTGTCTGTTTTTTTCTTAGTCATGCATATCATGCATACCTGTTATGCAAATAAATCATTACTAATTATTTTTTACACATGTATACAGACAATATGTTTAATTTTTTAAAATTTTTTCAAGTGCTAACAGCAGTGACAGAAGGCTTGAGCTATGATTTTAGAAAGTTTCTGACAGCCTCAGCAGCATAGAGGTCACACGGGTGTGACAGCCCCAAACAAGTCGGACACCGCAACAGCCGCACGGCGAGCCGGTCTAGCGCTTCAGCGTGATTGCTTTGAGCCAGTACAAACAACCTATGTTTGTATCATATTTTTAGATATGACTGATGAGCCGCAGCACGGCGAAACAAACTGAGGACACTATGAATACACTAGATGATTATGAAAACACTTTTAAATATGAGCTAGGCGGTGAGACCGGCGGCAACTATTTAATTTATAGCGGTAAAGGCGGAGACAAGTTTTATTTAATGACGCCTTCTATTGCTTTTTTTAATTTTAAAAAAGAAGCTGACGCTTTGGCATTTTGTAATAAATTAAATGCTATTGCTGACAAAGTTAAACACACAAACAAATAAGGACACTATGAAATACAATAGAACAATACAAAAAATACTTACGCAGCATCACGCTGACAAGTTTAAAAACAAAGTTAACAAAGAAGAGCATTTTAAAAATTATGCCAAAGAGACTGACAAAAATAAAAAAATTGAGATGCTTAGAACGGCAGAGCAGGAAGGGTGGATATAATGGATATTGCACAAATTAACTTTCCAATTAATGACAATGACGGCGCTAAACTTATGGCGCCGTTGTTAATTCAAAAAGAGTTATGCGCTGAGTTTGGCGGGTGTACAGCCTATGACGGCGCCGGCTCATGGGTCAGTGATGATGGTAAATTATACGCTGAGCCTGTTAAGATTATACAAACAGCATTTAAAAATAATTCTAAAAATAGATTGTTTTTAAAAAACCTTGTTAAGAAATACGGTAAACTGTCCAAACAAGAAGCAGTTTATTTATCTATTAATAACAAGGCTGATATAATTAATATTAAGTAACACTGATGAGCTATTACTTAGCGAAACTGAGCGGCGCCTTACTTTGCCGCTTAGTCTGTTACATAAGTAACTACAAACAACCAAAAACGAGGACACTATGCAAAAACATTATTTAAGAACTACAAAAAACCTTTATAGCTGCACTGACAGCGGCGTAACTGTTTATTATTCATACGTCACACCGGTAGCAATTAGAGACCCGTTTGGCGTGTTACATGTGAGCGCTAATATATGGAGCTCTACAACTGGTAAACATTTAACATGGATTGACGGCGGCAGCGCTGAGGCTAAGAAAAAAAGACTTGCACACGCTGACTTTAAAAAGTTAATGAATATTTACGGCGTAGAGCGTGAGTACTGGCTTAATTCAGGCTTCATACGTCCTAAAACTGACACAGTGCCGGACATCATTAAATTTGATGCGCAGTTACCGGACAGACTTCAACTGTTAAAAATATAATAATAAACAAAGAGCGAAACAGGGCGCACCTCAGGCGCCTTGTCTCATGGTGTTGCCATGACTGATGAGCTCTAGCTAGTAGACGGCGAACTTTATCAGCAACCAAACAAACCAAAGGATGTTATGAATATACTTTTAAAAATACTCTATGATTTTTTACATCAACGAGTATTAGCGGATGAGCAAGCTTTTAGAAATAAAAGAATTGCTATAAGACAAAAGCTGAACAACGGTTACAGCAAGGCGGGTCACTAATGCCTAATATCGTTGTATCTAATTTTATTAATGAGCGTTGGGTTGACCGGTTGTATCAGAATTTTAATAAGTCAGTATACTTATTAAAACCTGATGGAACTGTTGACCCATGCAAAGTTAAAAAAGTCAAGTCAAAATACTATTTAACTAGCACCGGTAAATGGTTTAATTCAGCAGGTTTAAGAATTGACGAGCCGGCAGGTCTTGATAAAAAACAGGAGCTTAACAAATTTCACGGCGAATTAAAACAAGCTGAGATTGATGCTAAGTTTCAAAAACTAAAACAAACAATAAGAGGTAATTAATATGTATATAAGTAAATATGATGTGCAAGTAATAGGTGAAAAGTATAATGAAAAAAAAGAAAAGTATGAAGGCGGATATACATTAGTACGTCTTAACAGTGATGAAGGTGCACAATTTAAAAAATTAATACCTTTAATTGCTGAGCTCCATGAAACACATGATGGCATGGAAATTGAAGTAAATGTTACCATAAAACAAAGAACCTACGAGTAACACTGATGAGCCTATTATGCGTGGTGAGTGAATACCACGTGGCGAAACTAGAGCCGGTACTATCCGGCTTTAGTCTGTTACAATTAACTTAACCAAAGGACAACATGATTGAACTTATACTAGACCTACCGTTTGAAGGTCATGTGTTAATACTAGGTACAATAATAGCCGGTATAATACATGTAATGCGAGAACCTAAGAAGGAGCGTAGCATTAACCCGTTTGAACAAACAACACAATTAACAGATAAACAAATCAAATCATTACAGGAGCACAATGACAGATAAAGAACAAATACAACATTTGATTGATAAAAATAATAAGTTAGAAGCTGAGCTTATTGTCTTAAAAACCAAAGCAACAGGTTGGTTTGAAGATATTGCGGAGCTTCGTAATACATTAACAATACGTAATACTGAGCTCTCAAGTTATAAACAAACTAAAATAGATTGGGAACTCAAAAAGAAAATCATATTGTTTTTACAGAAAACACAATCTGTTGAAGCGTATGATGCAATGACACCAAACCAAATAGCACACAGGGCGGCTCAGTTTATTGAGAATATACTTAACTCAAAACTACCACCAAAGCTTGCAATTCCTCTTGAATTACAAGTTACTACTAGGGAGCCTGACTAAGGTTCCCATAGTAGATATTATAAACATAACCCACTGATAATTATAGGAGTTAGACACATGGCACGACTGATTGAGAGTATGCCTACTTATAAAGATGAAGTAGAGCACGAAAAAGAGATGAGGAACTTAGGTTCTAATAGAACTAATAAGCGTCTTCATTCTCACATTGAGAGAGAAGAAGAAAGTGTTACCAGTTATGGAAAAGTAATGGTAGCAAACACCATAAGACCTTTAGCAATGGCTATTGCTGAATGGACACAAGAACAATCTAAAAAGACAATAGGCAAACCTTCTATTGCCTTCTTAAAAATGTGTGAAGTTGAGCCTGAGATATTGGCACTAATCACTGGTAAACACATTATAAATACAATCACACAATACAAACCTTTGACTGCAACATGCATAAGTTTAGGTGGTAAAGTTGAGACTGAGATTAGTCTTAAAAACTTTAAACATTTAAATCCTGACTTGTACCAAACAGTTAAACAAGACTTAGATAAGCGTAGTTTTAATTATACTTACAAGCGTAGAAAACTAAGAGAGAGTGCTAAACGTGACGAAGTAATGAAATGGGAAGAGTGGACAACACCTGTTAAATTGCACGTAGGTCTTAGACTGGTTGAACTTATGATTTATGCAACAGGTATGATTGAAATAGGTACTGAGACTGTCAAACATAAAAAAGCAAAGATAATTAAACAGACTGATAAAACTAGAGAGTGGATTAAAAGTAGAAACAGTTTTAATGAATTGTTAAATCCGGAATACTTACCTACAGTTATGCCGCCAAAGTTATGGACGTCAGTTGTAGGTGGCGGTTATTGGACTAAAGAGCTTCCTGAACTTGAGCTTGTTAAACAAAAAAACAAGAAATACAAAAAGGAACTTGAAAACTTTGACATGCCTGAAGTGTATAATGCTGTTAATACTATGCAAGCAACACCATTTAAGATTAATAATTTTATTTTAAAAGTTATGCAAGAAGCGTGGGACAAAGGGTTAGCTGTTGGTGGTATGCCGCCTAGTACTAATTTTGATATTCCAAACAAACCGCATGACATTGAAACTAATGTTGACAGTAGAAGAGAATGGAAGAAGAGAGCTGTTATGGCTCACACTGAAAATGCTAGAATGTTTTCTAAACGTTT